TCAACGCCGGTCCAACGCGATCACCGCCTGGCAGCTCCTGAGCTGGTCGTCGGCGTCGCGTCCGATTCGAACAAGCGCTGCCGCAACCTCTGCTCGTAGTTGGGCGCCCGCATCACGTTCGCGGGCGCTGGCGGTGGCGTCGGACAAGCGACCGGTATGGCAGGCGGCGAGGTCGTTGCGCAACCGGAGACTGCCAGCACGCAGGCCAGCGACCACCTCGGCTTCCACTTCGGCCGCACGTTCGCGATCTTGTTCATGTCGTACTCCCAGCGAGGCCATCGCCCCGGTCTGTACCGCCTGCCGTTCGCGCGCTGCGCGCTCGGCCTGCATTGCCTCGGCGTGCTGCAGCGACGCAACCTCTGCCTTTGCGGCATCGCTGCGATCGCCACGCCAGCCCCAGCCTGCCGCGAACATCACCGACGACCACAGCACCAGCAGCGCAATCGCGATCAATGTGCGTGGCATCCTTCACTGCTCCGCCAGGCAGCGGGCATGACGCTGTTGCTGCCGTTGCCATACGCCCCAGCACACCGTGTTCGGCTGTCCGTTGACCCGGGTCGAACAGTCGTAGCCCCCTGCCCGCTTCCACAGCAGCAACGCATCGCATGCCTGGCGATACTCACCTCGCAGGAGGTGCCCGCGCATGGACGATCCATTCCAGTTGCCGATCCCATACTGGTAGAGGAAGTCGACATAGGTGTCGTACTCACCCTGAGTCAGCGCGACGCCCGGCAACGATGCGCGGAACTGCGATTCCTCGCGTGCCAGATGTGCTTCCACGGTACGCAGCGCACGGACCGGTGTAGTCCGGTCTCCGAGCCGCACCGGCGTGCCATCTTCGCGTCGGGTCGAGCCAAAACCATAGGTCGGCCGATCGTTGCGGGTCGGCACCACCGCCGCGTCGGTATAGCCCTCATGCTCGACAATGGCGATCAGGCCTGCGGCACTGAGGGCCAGCGCGGCAACCAGACGGCGCACCGGCAACGCTGTGGCCGGCCTGCTCATTCGCGTCCCTTCCGCCGCCACTCGCGCAACCAGCGCCAGCACAGGTAAGCGATCTGCGCGGCGAGATAGATGATGGTCAGGACCACCACCAGGCGGTCCAGGGTTATGCCGGCGGCAAGTGCACCGGCAACGGTTACCGGCGGAGCCGATTTGGCCGCCGCTGCGCCCACTGCGCTGAAGATTTCTTCTTTCATGGAAAGTCCAGGATTCGATGCTGGCCACAACGTACCGAGGTGGCCGGGAGAGGTGCCCGTCTCGCTGCCGGCTGGGCGCGAGGGTTCATCCGGTCGGGAGACGGGCGAAAGTTGCGCCCACCGCTCATGCGGCCTGGGCGATGCCTTCCATCCAGCCGCGCACGCGCTGGAAGCCCAGCTCGACCAGATTCAGGTAATGCCGGTTGGAGACCGGTCGCTGCCCGCAGTTGGCGAGCAGCAGATTGGCGGTCTCGAAGCGCTCGACCTTGCGACGGCCGCGACCGCAGTAGTAGCCACGCAGTGCGCAGGCCATCGCCACGTTGTCACGGGCAACTGCGGTGATGATGTCTTCGATCTGCTGCGCCAGCAGATCCGTCTCCAGTGGCTTGTACCCCTGCGCACGGCCTGGCATGTCGCCGCGATGCTCGATCAGGACAGCCAGCAGGTTGCGTGACTGGAAACCCAGGTATTCGCAGTCGCGATGCAGAGCGTACTCACCGCCCCAGTGTTCCAGACGGCTGCGGACGTATTCGCCGAACGTATCAAGCTGCATGGTGGGCTTCTCCTTGGATGGACGACGGACCCGGCGCGAACACATCCGGGCGCAGGAATTCGCGGCGGACCGCGCCGGCCGTGGCCAGCTCGATGCGGCGGCACAGACGGGCACCGGGCAACTTGTGGCCGCGGGCGATCATGTAGAGGGTCCGCAGCGCACAGCCGGTCTGGTGGGCCAGACGGCGCATCACGGGGCAACTGGGGGTGCCGTAGCCCCCTTGGGAGATGGCGTAGTCGATGAGGTTCATGGCTCACACATTACCGTGCAGGTAATGGATAGTCAATACCGTTTTGGTCATTTGCTGGATTGGTAATGCAGAGCACCATCTACAGATGGACGCCAGTACCGCCCGCACCCTCAACATGCGCCTCCGCGTTGCCGCTGCCGGCGGCCCGGCCGAATGGGCCCGCCTGTTCGGCGGCACCCGCTGGGCGCAGCCCCAGGTCAGCCAGTGGATTTCGGAGAGCAACCCGAAGAGCATCGGCCATCGCCTGGCCCGCGATCTCGAGTCGGCAATGCAGCTCCCGCACGGCACGCTCGATCGTGCCGATCAGGACGTTGATGTGTCGCTTCAGTCTCAATCTACGGGACTGGATTTCGAGAAGATGAGCGCTGCGGTCAAGGTGCTTTCGCACTACCTGGAGCTGGTCGGCGATCCACCGGAATGGATCTACGATCCTGTGCTGCTGGAGACCGCATTCATGGTCGTGGACGCGTTCGGTCAGCCTTCGGCGCCGGACAATGTGCTCGACCTGACGAAGCTTCTGGCAAAACGGATCAGGGAGGCGAAGGATGACTCACACGCGACTCGAGGAGCTCGCACAGCGGTTGGCCGCTAGGACCCAGGAACTGCGCGGCGGTCGCAGCCCGGCGCCGGCCTTGCGGGTGGTGGCCGGTGAGGCGCATGCAGCCCCGGGGGAACGGCGGATGGACGCCATCATGCGCGAGTGGCATTGCCGCATGATCCGCAACGTACGGCGGCGCTGGGGCGAGCCGATGCAGCATGTGATCGACCAGGCCTGTTGCGGAGTGGTGGACATCGACCAGCTCGCCGACGATGCCCTGATCCAGCTGCACAAGGACATGGAACGCGCCGAGGAGTGCATCCGCGAGGGGATTTCCTTCCACGACGCCGGGCTTCTACGCGCGCACTACGGTTGAAAAAGACCTGGCCGGTCGATTCTGACCGGCCAGAGTCGCACGATTTATTACTTCATATTCCCAAATTAATTACCTTAAAGGTAATTATTCGGTGTTGCTGGAAGATTTCCTGCGCCAGCGTCGCGGGCGTGGCCGCCCCTGGCTGCACGCGGGCAACAAAAAAGCGCCTCTCGGCGCTTTCTGGGTTGCGCGGCAGATGATGCCGGCGCTGTCTGCGATGGTGGGCCGTGATGGATTCGAACCATCGACCAAAAGATTAAAAGGCATCACGTTCACGCTTTGAAATCAACGACATGGCGCCTTCAATTTTTCCGGCGCTGCGTCGTGAAACGCCTGCAATGTATAGCGAGCGTGAGGCATTTTTCCGGTGATCGAGCGTCGGATCGCGCCTCAATCCTGATCTACACGCTGGCTAGGGTGCATCAGACCCCGCGCCGTAGATCCCGCAGCGCTGCGCTCACTCGCGCCTTTTGCGGGTCCCTCGCCCTGGGCTTCGTCGTCGTCGGCGGTCGGATTGGCTCGAGCGCAGCCTTAACCCGCTCCAGCTCCCTCGTCCCGGCCTCAGCGAGTCGCCGAGCCTGTTGCTGCTGCTCACGGGTCGGCGGCAGACCCGGCGTCGGCGGCGGCAACTGAATCGGGGTGCTGTCGGTCAGCCGGGCGACGGCCTCACGCAGAGGCAGGTCGGAATACAGCCTGGCCGCGCACCAGCGCTCGGCGTAGCGCTTCGCCTGCCGGACGTTGGCGGCGCGCACCTGCTTCACGTGCCACATCTTCTGGCCCTCCATCCATAGGCGGACCCCGGGGCCGCCGTCAGGAGTAACGCTGGCCGTCTCCCGGCCGTTGTACCAAAGCGCCCACCGCTCGCCCGTCTGGACCCAGCCAGAGGGGATCGAGGTGGCTCGGAAGCCTTGGTAGACGTGCGAGGGAAGCATGGCCGGAAGGATACGGCCGGGCGTCGCAGATCCTGCGAACACGGCACTGACCTCCCTGAATCATTAGGCGCGGGTATCGGCGCGGCGCTCCCCGCACGGCTGCGGCCCGTGCTGATCAGCCACCACAGCGTGTAAAGCTTCCGCATTCAGCGAGGTGTACCATCGCGGCAAAGGCAGCGATTGCGCACGCCAGGGAGTCTGCAGCGTGGCCGATACGGGCTTGTTCCTCCTTAGCGATGTCTCTGGCCAGGAAGATGGCGACGGCCGGCTGCTGCAGGTCACCAAAGTCATCTGCCGCTGCCTTCGGTGCTCGGGGCAATTCACTGCGCGGCCGAACGAAGGCCTCATCGATCTTGCAGGGGGCGCGGTTTTAATCTGCCCTCATTGCCCACAGCGCCAAGCCATAAGCTTGGCGCGGTTTTCGGACTTCCTAAAGACGAACCGGTAAGCGGGCCACGCGTCATGCAGCGACGGCATGTGGCTGAACAAGCGCACTGAGCAGCTCCATCGCGGTCGCCGGCACCACACCGTCATCCGTCCGTTGCACGAAACCAGTCCAGTCGGCCCGCAGCATTCTGGGCAAGGTTCCCGCTTCTACGTTCACCAACCGCATAGGCCAGTAGGGAACCCGGCGCTGCCCTACGCGGCCACGCGCTACCTCGATCAGCTGCGAATGACTGGAAGCGCCCCGCGCACGGGAGAACGCCACGTCCAGTGCATCGGGCGGCCCCTCCATGTAGGCGAGGAAACGACTCCCATCAAATAGCGTGACGCCGCTGACACCAACATCCCGATTGAATCGGGCAGCATCCGCCATGATCGAGGCCAACTTTGCCTCGCTCAGGTCGGCGCGCGCCTCACTGACAAATACCACAGCCCTGTTAGGCATGGCACGCTCCTGACACCTGGGGAGCCGGAGCGTAGCGCCGGCACCGTAAGCACAGTGTAGAGGCCGCCAGCCGCCGTCTTCGGCCCTACACGCCCTGCGCACGGTCGGCGAGGCTACTCTCCGGCCATGTGCGGCCGATTCGTCCAGCTCCCCATTGTCGACCTCGGCCAGCCTGATCTGGCTGACCTTGCCCCCGGCCTGGCCGAGATCCAGCCCAGCTACAACTTGGCGCCGACGCAGCGCGCCTCGATCGTCCTGGACCGCGACGAAGGCCGGCAGGTCACCCGGCTGGCCTGGGGCCTGCTGCCGTTCTGGGCGAAGGCCAAGGGCCTGCAGGGCTCGACCATCAATGCCCGGATCGAGACGGTGGCCACCAAGCCAGCCTTCCGATCGGCGTTCAAAAAGCGCCGCTGCGTGATCCCGATGGCCGGCTACTACGAGTGGTCAGTGAGCCCCGAGGACGGCAAGAAAGACCCGTGGTTCATCCACGCAACCGGGACGCTGCTGGCCGCCGGGCTGTGGGAGGATGCCAGCCCCCTGCTGCCCGAGGGGAACCTGGGCACCTTCACCATCATCACCGGCGACAGCAGCGGCGTGTCGGCAGACATCCACGACCGCATGCCCGTCTGGCTGCAGGCCGGCCAGATCGATGAGTGGATGGCCGCCAGCGCGGACGATGCCATGGCGATGCTGCTAGCCAGCGAGACGCCGGCAATGGAGGCCTATCGCGTCAGCAGGGCAGTGAACACCCCTCGCAACAACACCCAGCAGCTGCTGCTGCAGGTCGCCTGACGCCAGGGCGGCATGCGCCGGGTACAAGCGGCGGCAGGGCGGCAGCATGGGGGTGTGGGTAGAACCTCCCCCCTTTATAAGGCAATTTTCGATGTGCCCATGGCAAAAGGGTAATTCAGGTAACCACCCTCGGGAATTGCTCGAAAATTCCTTATATTTCAGATAGATAGAATACTTTTCATAAGGTAATAATGGGGTAACCTTTGAGTAACCACGTTACCTTTCAAGAGGGTAACCAACGGGCCAAAAATAGTCTTTTCAAATCAATCACATAACCTTTCCCGTCTTTAGAAATTACCCAGAATTACCCCATGAGGTAACCCCGAAAAGCCTTGCGGCAGTAGGGCCATCGGCCTTCGCCGCCGCTTGGGTTACCCGATTACCCGGTTCCGATGGGCACATCGAGAAACGGCCAGACGTTGAACCACGCCGTCAGGCGCCCTGGGAGCGCCTACAAAGGGCCGTTCCGCGCAGTGTTCCGCAGGGCCGACCGAAGGCTATAAACGCCCCGTGCAGCCATAGCGGGCGGGGCTTGGCCGGTTGTGCGGGGAATGCAGAAAAAGCACCCCATGAAGTGCGCAGGCGTGGCGGGGAGACGAGTGCGCACGCCGGGGGGTAGCCGCTGCCGTCCGTACCTGATCGGGGCAAACCGTATGCATTCCGTGTAACACTTCGCCTTCGGCCCACATGGACAACCGCATGAGCCTTGCGCAGCACGCCCTCGCCCTGTCAGTCCGTCAGGTCGATACGGTCACCGCCTTGATAGCCGAGATGCGCCCACCGCTCGATCCACCCGGCCGGCCCCAATGCGCGCTGTTCCTCACAATCGCGGAGCAGTTCGACGCCACGGTGTGCCTAGCGCAGGCCAACCTCCTGACCCATGGGGCCGTGCATGTGCGCTCGATGATCGAGGCCACCGCAGACCTGTTCATGCTTGGCCTGAGAGATAACCACGTACGACGCATGCAATATGAAGAGGCCAACGGCGCCAAGCGGTTCTATGAGCGCCTGCTCGAATCCCACCAGCTGACCGCTGCGGACCGCGAGATGATCGAAACCAATCTGGCCGAATGCCTCGCGCGTTACATCCCGCTGCATGAAGAGTTCAAGAAGGACAAGCTCTATGAGGTGGAGAAATTCACTGACACAGAGTTGCCTGAGTTCATCGGCATCTACTCGATGCTGTGCAGCTTCGTCCACAACGACCTCACCGCTCTGTCGCTGCGCCACCAGCGGGACACGCCAGGAATGATCTTTCGCGCACCGCTGGACGCCGGAATAGCGTTCCTGATCCTGCAAGCCGCTCAGCACGCAATGGTGCGCTCGGCCGAATACATCGGCGAAATCGCGTGGTTCCCGCCCGGTCACTTCGAGCAGCACATGGATACGATGCACAGGCTGTACCGGCAGTTGGTGGACAGTCGCCCTCTACAGCGAGCCGATGCGCCTGCGTAAACAGAAAAGCCGCCCGTGGGCGGCTTGTGGGGACTGCACTGCGTAAAGGCTTAGGGGCTGGGCAGTCGGGCACGCGCCACGTCGAAGTAGTGCCCGGTCATCTCGATGCCGGTCCAGCTGTAGCCCTCAAGATCCGCAGCCACCAGCGTCGTGCCCGAGCCGGCGAACGGGTCGAGGATGCGCCCGCCCTGCTCGCAGATCCGCACCAGCTGACGCATCAGGTCGGTCGGCTTACCGGTCAGATGGTGCTTGTCGGATTTGCGCACCGCCTCACGGAACACGCCCGGCAGCGTTGGCGCAGCCCGGCCCAGCGGCATCCCGCCCTTGCTACCCCACACGACGTACTCGGCCTGGTTGGAGAATCGGCCACGCTGCGGTCGCACGCCGCCCGTCTTGTCCCATACCGCGACACCACGCCAGGTAAAGCCGGCGCATTGCAGCGCGTCCGTGGTCAGCGGCAGTTGCCGCCAGTCGGTAAACAGCAACACCGGCGCGCCATCCCGCAGGACGCGATTGCATTGCGCCAACCACAGTTGCATCCATGCCAGGTGTGAGCGCTGGTCGCGTTCGTCGCTGGGGAAGTCAGCATGGAGATACGGCCCACTGCTCTGCATGTACTTCTCGTTCGGGCTGCGCTGGCGGGCAGAGGCATGCACGCCACCGCTGGCATACGGCGGGTCAGTGATGAGGGCGTCGAAGCTGTTGGCCGGCAGGGTCGGCAGGACGCTCAGTGCATCGCCGTGGATCAGTTCGTTTTTCATGGGTAGAGCCTTCTTCGTGGTGTCGCTCGCGGCGATCCGTGGAGAGGCTCTGGGCCTTCATATGGTTCATATCCCCACAGCGTGGGCATTTCATCTGTAGGTCATAGTCGCCGGCGGCCCTGGCCAGCAGTCGGGCACAAGCGCCGCAGCGCAGGTTCTGGCGACCGGTCATCATGCTGCCGCTCCCAGCTCAAAGGGGTTGAAGCGGATCACCTCATCGCCGAGCCACTCGTTGAGCGCGGTCAGCCGCGTCTGCAGGGGTGACAGTTCCATCGCAGTCCACACGGTCGCCGCCTCGCGGATCGAGCCGAACCCGCCGCTGTTCTGCGGCACGATGCCCAGTAGCTGGGGCGGTGTGCGTAGGGAGGCCAGCATGTCGTCACGGGTCACGCTCTTGATCCCGGTGAACTCGTCCTTCGCCGCAACCTCGCTGACGGGGATCAGCTTCAACCCGTCTTTGCTTCCGCCCGGCGAATGCAAAAACAGGTTGCGGAAGTTGCCCGGCCCGCGCGACTCGCGCAGTGCATTCCGGATGCCGTCCACATCGTCTTTCTCGGTCACCGAGTCGGTCAGGTACAGGATGAACCCGGCGTGCGAACCGTTGTTGTAATACTTCCGGCGAAACAGCGTCGCCGATTCGTTCAGCAGGGCCGACTGCACCGCCGGCATCCACTCAGGTAGCCCGTAAATCTCCTGGTCAACGTCTGCCTCTCGCAGCTGGAACACATCGCCGCGAGCAAACTCATGTTCAATCTGACCGGCGCGGATCTGAAAGAACTCGCCCGGTTCCACGCCTCGGCGGACGTATTTGGCCAGCGGCACTGCCAGGGAGTGATTGACACCGGACATAGCGCGGCGCCGCTCAACGTAGGCCATGCCGAAGGTGATGTAGTCCAACGCCAGCTGTGCGAACGCCTCGCGGCTGAGCAGCTTGTGCGGGCGGAATGTACTGACCAGCATGTTCCGCTTGAACGTCAGCCCGCTGTGCAGATAGGGATTGGCCCGCGTGGTGCGGGACAGCCCATGCAGATCCACAGGCGGCTCGAAGTAGCGCCCGTTGCGCCAGCATTCGAGATAGTCGAGGATGCCGCGCGAGTCCAGCACCGGCGTAGGGTCGCCAAAGGTGAACGCCTCGACGCCGGCAGGCGCGGTCGCGGTAGCGCCCTGGTCAGAGTCAGTCATCAGAAAATCTCCATGGAGCCGCGCGCAGCGGCGCCGCCTTCCAGCGGTTCGTTCTGCAGTGCGTGCATGAGTGCCCACGCCAGATCGGCGTGGCCTGTGGTGCGCGAGCGCCCGGCCGTATAGGTGACCTGGCGCCCGCTCGGGGTAATGGTTTTCTGGATCGCCAGCAGCGACTGCGTGACGTCGGTCCACCCTGCGTCGTACTCCAGACGCTCGTTCTTGATGACATCGAACGCCTTCAACACCAGACGGGTCTTCACCTCGGGCGAGTAGTTGAAGATCGTCACTCCGGGGAAGAACTGGCGCACCAACTGCGCCACGCCGGTGCCCATGCCGGTCGCGTCGATGCCGATGTAGGTCACCCAATACCGCTTGGTAACCTGCTGGATGAAAGCAGCCTGCGCCGCAAAGTCCATGCCCTTGAACTGATGGCGTTCCAGCACGCGGAACTTGCCGCCGGGCACCTGCGGCGGGGCCACAATGACGATGCCCGCGCTGTCGCCTGTCTCGGCCGGGTCATACCCGATCCACACCGCGCGGTCGCCGTAGGGGCGAATGGCCAGCGGCTTGAAGTCGTCGGCCCACTCCACCCAGCTATCGACCTGGCACGGCTGCAGCATGGTGAGCGGGAAAATGCTGGCGCTGTCGTCCACGAACTCGCACATCAGCAGATTGGCGAATTCCTCGGCGCTGTAGTCGCGGCGTAGTTCCTCGATATCGAACAGGTCGCAGCCTCGGCCTGCCGCATCCAAAACGGTCACGATCTGGCGCCACATGGCGTCTTCACAGCGGCGCCCGCCCATCAACCGCGCGTGGCTCACATCCATCTGGATCTGCTGGGAAACCGGGCGCCCCTTGTTGAAGCGGTCGCCGGTCCAGAAATCGAACGCTTCGTGCGCCATGGTCGATGGCGTGCTGAAGTAGGTCTTGCGCCACTTCTTGTGCATCGCCATGCCGCTGGCGACCTTGTTCAGCTGGTTAAAGCCATGGGTCCAGAAGAACTCGTCGAAGTAGAAATTGCCGTGGTAGCCCTGCGCGGTGCGGGCGTTCGTGCCGAGGAAGAACAGCTCGGCACCGTTGGCCAGGGTGATCGGATCGCCGGTCAGATCGCGGTCCAGCACCTCACGTACAAAGCCGCGCATGTAGCCCAAGAAGATATGGGCCTGGCTCTTTGAAGCACTGAGGAAAATCTGATTGCGACCCGTGGTCAGCGCGTCGATCAGCGCCTCGCGCGCAAAGTAGTAGGTGGCGCCGATCTGGCGGGATTTCAGGATCACCCGCGTGCGTTCGTTGCCAGCCCGATACCAATCCCGCTGGTAGTCGAAACAGCCATCCACGAACGCCGTCTGCAGGCGCTCGATCTCTTCGTCGCTGAACTCGTTCTTGCGTGCCTTCTTCTTCGGCGCGGCGTTGCGGTTGGCCACCGCAGGATTCAGATCGGCTTCGTTGCCGCCGCCCTGGTATCGCTGGATGCGAGCCTGCCGCTCAAGCTGTCGGTGCAGCAGATCGATTTCCTTGAAGTCGCCGCCGGTCTTCCCCTCCTTGTGGATCAGGATGGCCAAACGCGCTTCCAGTGCACCACCGATGCGCTCCACGGCATCGGCGCGGTCCCATTCGTCTCGCGCCTTCCAGCTGTGGATCGTCTTTTCATTCTCGCCGATCAGGCTGGCGATATCGCACACGCGCCACCCCATCCAGTACAGGAACTTGGCTTGGCGTCGTGGATCGACGTGGAGTTTTTCGGCTACGCTGGTCACGTGAACAGGTTGCCCGGCGCCACGCGCGCGCGACACGGAAAACCCACGTAGAACAGCGGCTTACACGCTCTGTGCGTTGCTGCAGCCTCGCCCTCATTCGACCATGGGTCATCGCATCGAGAACCGATGCGCACTGACACCAGCAGAGGGCGAAATGGCCGGCAAGACCGACAAAAAGAAGCTGCGTTCCAAGTTCTTCCGCGTCGCCGTCGAAGGCGCAACCACCGACGGCCGCGTAATCGAGCGTCAGCACATCACCGATATGGCCGCGTCCTACGATCCGCAGCTGTACGGCGCCCGCATCTGGGTGGAGCACCTGCGCAGCCTGATGCCCGACGGCCCGTTCAAGGCGTTCGGCGACGTCCTGGCCGTGAAGGCCGAAGAGGTCGAAGTGGGCGGCGTGAAGAAGCTGGCCCTGTTCGCCCAGATCGAGCCGACCGACGCCCTGGTGGCGATGGTCAACAACGACAAGCAGAAGCTCTACACCAGCATCGAGATTGCGCCGAAGTTCGCCGACACCGGGAAGGCATACCTGCAGGGACTGGCCGTGACCGACACCCCGGCCAGCCTGGGCACGGAAATGCTGGCATTCGCCGCTCAGAACCCGGACAAGAATCCGCTCGCATCTCGCAAGCAGGCACCCGACAACCTGTTCACGGCGCTGGAGGAAACGGAAATCGCCTTCGATGAAGTCGAGCAGCCGGCGCCGCGCCCGAGCAAGATGGCCATCCTGCTCTCGGGCATTGGGCTGCTGCCCAAGCCGGCACCGGAACCGAAGGACGACGCCGCACCTGACGCAGGCAAGTTTGCCGAGCAGCTGCTGGCGACCTTCAACGCCCAGGACGAACGCCTCGAGCAGCTGGCCGAGGAGAACCGCAGCCTGAGCGCCAAGGTTCAGAACCTCACCGCGCAGGTGGCCGGCGTCCGCAAGACGCTCGATGACACCCCGCAGACGTTCAACCAGCGCCCGAAGATTTCCGGCAGCGGCGGCAACGTCGGCGACGCCACCGACTGCTGATCCCCACCGGCCCCCTACTCACGGAGCAACGCAATGCGTACCGAAACCCGCACACAGTTCAACCAGTTCACCCGTCGCGTGGCGGAGCTGAACAACATCGAATCTGCCGCCCTGTCGTTCTCGGTCGAGCCGAGCGTGCAGCAGACCATTGAGCAGCGCATTCAGGAGAGCAGCGCTTTCCTGTCCGCCATCAACATGCCCGGCGTGATCGACCTCAAGGGCGAGAAGATTGGCGTGGGTGTGAGTGGCACCATCGCCGGCCGCACCGACACCAGCGGCAATGGCAAACGTGAACCGGCGGATGTGACCGCACTCGACAAGACCGGCTACGAGTGTGTGCAGACCAACTACGACACCGCCATTCCCTACGCACGCCTCGACGCGTGGGCACGTCAGAAGAACTTCCAGACCGTGCTGCGCGACGCGATCATCCAGCGCCAGGCACTGGACCGCATCATGGTCGGGTTCAACGGCACGAGCATTGCACCAACCACCAACAGCTCCACCAACCCGCTGCTGCAGGATGTGAACAAGGGCTGGCTGCAGAAGTACCGCGAGCATTCCGCCAAGCGTGTGATGGCCAAGGGCAAGGCCGGCGACAAGATCTTGATCGGCGGCGCCGACAAGGCGACGCGTGACTACGCCAACCTCGACGCGCTTGTCATGGACGTGGTGTCCAACCTGATCGACCCGTGGCATCAGCAAGATCCGGCGTTGGTCGTCGTGCTCGGCCGCAACCTGGTGCATGACAAGTATTTCCCGATCATCAATCAGGACAACAAGCCCACTGAGCAGCTGGCCGCGGATCTGGTGCTGGGCACCAAACGCATTGGTGGACTGCAGCCGGTCGTTGTTCCCTTCATGCCGGCCGATGCTCTGCTGGTCACGTCGCTGGACAACCTGTCCCTCTATTGGCAGATCGACGGCCGCCGCCGCTACATCAAGGAAGAGCCGGAGAAGAACCGCGTGGCGAACTTCGAGTCTTCCAACGACTGCTACGTGGTCGAGGACTATGGCCGTGGCGCTGTGGTCGAGAACATCAAGCTCGTTGAGCAGGATGAAGCTCCGAAGGTCGGAGGCTAAGCCCATGGCCGACAGTCCCGCCAAGCGGCACCTGCAGCGCGTGGAGGCCGAAGAAGCCGCCAAGCGCGCAGCGGGCAGCAACCTGATGGAGGGCACGCCGATCTATCAGCAGACCCTGCTGCAGATGGCCACCGACCGCGCTCGACTGAAACAGATCCAGTCGAGTCAGGCCAAGGGCCAACTCAAGGCCGCCCTGCTGCCGACCTACGATGCGTATATCGAGGGTGTCCTCGCTGCCGATGCAGGTGGCCAGGATGACGTGGTGTCCACGCTGATGCTGTGGAACATCGACGCGGGGCTGTACGACGCGGCGCTGAACATCGCCGCCTACGTACTGGCCCACGGCCTGGCAATGCCCGACCGATTCGAGCGCACCGCCGGCTGCGTCGTAGCCGAGGAAATCGGCATCGCCGCGCTCAACGCGTTGAAGACGGGCGCAGCGTTCGACCTCGGCGTGCTGAACCGGGCCGTCGAAGTTACCGACGGTCACGACATGCCCGATCAGGTCCGCGCCCGGCTGCTGCTGGCCCGCGCTCGCGGCCTGCTGGCCACCGACAGCGAAGAGGCACCGCTGAATGCGGAGGGCGTTGACAAGGCGGTCGAGGATCTGCGGAGGGCCATCCAGCTGCACGACAGCTGCGGCGGCAAGGAAGACCTCAAGCGCGCCGAGCGTTTGCAGAAGAAGTTCGAGGCCAGTCAGTCCAACGACTGACCTCACACCGAGCGTACCCCGCAACCCCGCCGGCTCGGGGCCGATCACCAAGACCACTCTCCCTTGGTGTGACGCCCCGACCACCGGCGACCTACGAGGCCACCATGAGCGGTTTTGTTGCCAACGCATCACCTGTCACCAAACAGCCCAACGTCACCGCCGGCGCCTTCTGGCCGGAAATCGACGTGGCCGTGCTGCGTGAAGCGATCCGTGTCCCCGGCGACATCCCGGCACCCCGGATGCGCAGCACTGTGGTGTCGGCCGTCATGGACGTAACGCGGGAACTGGAAGCGTGGCAGGCAGGCAAGGAAGCCGCCGGCTACACCGCCCTGGCCGATGTGCCCGCGCAGGTGATCGACGGCAGCACGCGGCTGGTGCATCTGTTCCTGCGCGCGGTCGGCTGCGCCACCGCCGTCGAACTGCACGAGCGCTACCGCTCCTATGACGCCACCGCACAAGGCAACCAGCGTGCGGAGGAACTGACACCGACCATTGATGAGATCCGCCGCGATCTGCGCAACGCCATCTGCGACCTGCAGGGCTTGCCGCGCGTCACGGTGGAACTGATCTGATGCGCGTCGTCTCGATGCAGGGCGACACGCTCGACGCGCTCTGCCACCGGCACCTGGGCACCACCGCCGGCATGGTCGAGAAGGCGCACGCACTGAACTACGGCATCAGCCTGCATGGGCCGGTCCTGCCCATCGGCACTGTCGTGGAGCTACCCGACGTACCCGCACCGTCCACCGGCGCCGCGATGCGCCCCCTTGTTCAGCTATGGGATTGATGATGACCGAACCAACCTCTACCGGCAGCATGGCAGCACTGGCAACGGGGGTCGGCCTTGCGTCGATCCTGCCGGGGATCCAAACCGATGCGTTCCTGGGCGCGTTCGCCGGCGCCACCCTGTTCGTCGTGTCGGCCAAGAACCTGCCGATCTGGAAGCGCCTGGTGTATCTGGCCATCAGCGTCGTGGCCGGCTACCTCGGCGGTACCGAGGTGATGCAGCGCTTCGGCGTGGTGTCCACTGGCCTTGCCGCGTTCATCTGTGCGGCGGTCATCGTCACCCTGACCCTAAGCCTGATCGAGCGCAGCCGCACCGCTGATGTGACCCGCCTGCCGCGTGGAGGCTCCGATGGCTGAGTTCCTGACCACTGCCACGCTGCTGTGCAGCCTGGCCATCTGCGTCCGCCTGCTGACCTACCGGCCAGCACCCGGCGCCAACCACCGCCCCGCCATCGCCTGGTGCGCATGGCTGCTGATCGCCTCCACCGGCGGCCTGGCGCTGCAGATCATGCTGCAGGGCGCGCGTGCCCACGTCACCGTCTGGCAGCTGCTGCTACTGCTGGTCCTGCTGGTGGCCACCTATCGTTCGCGCGGCAACGTCGCGCACCTGTTCGGGAGCAACTGACGTGCTGACCGCCCCACAACTGGCGCAAATCATGCAGTGCCCGCTGGCCCGCGCTCAGCGCTGGGTGGCGCCCTTCAATGCGGCCATGAAGCGTTTCGGGATCAACACGCCCGTGCGCGCCGCTTACTTCCTCGCGCAGGTCGGCCACGAGAGCCTGAGCCTGTCGCGTGTTGAGGAATCGCTCAGCTACAGCCGCGAGCGCCTGCTCGAAGTGTTCGGCAAGTACGTGGAAGGCCCCGAGGCCGCTGCGTTCGTCCACCAGCCGGCGAAGCTGGGCAACCGCGTCTATGCCAACCGCAACGGCAACGGCAACGAGGCCAGCGGCGACGGCTTCGTCTATCGCGGACGTGGCCCGATGATGCACACCGGCCGGGGCAACTACCGCCACATCGGCCAGCTGATCGGCCAGCCGCTGGAAGAGATGCCCGCCCTGCTGATCGAGCCGGAAATCGGCGCCATGGCAGCGGCCGCGTTCTGGCACGACAACCGCCTCAATGCCTACGCCGACCAGCGGGACGTGCTGAGCGTCAGCCGGGTGGTCAACCTGGGCAATGCCCGCAGCCGCGCCACGCCGAACGGGATGGCCGACCGCACCGCACGCACCACGCGCGCCCTGGCCGCGCTGGGCGCACGCTGATGCTCTACCGCGCCCTCGCCTTGGCCACCTTGATCGCGGCCACCGCCGGCCTTTTCAGCTGCCAGCAGGCGCGGGTGAACCGTGCCACCACCGCGCTGGATCAAGCCAACGTCGCCCTGGCCAGTGCCAACGCCGAGAAGAAGGATCTGGCCGGCAAGCTGGAACTGGCACAGGGCACCACCCGCGTCGTGACCAAGTACGTGGACCGCGTACAGGTGGTGCGCGAGCGCGGCGACACCATCACCAAAGAGGTTCCCGTCTATGTCACTCCGACCGCTGATGCCGCTTGCGCTGTGCCTGTTGGCTTCGTGCAGCTCCACAACGCCGCTGCGGCAGGCATCGCCCCCACCGGAACTGCCGGCGATCCTGATGCGCCCGCTGCCGGCGCTACGCTCTCTGCCGTCGCCGAAACCACCGCAGCCAACTACGGCCAGTACCACGCCGCCGCCGAGCAGGTGACGGCGCTGCAGCAGCTGGTCACCCAGCTGCACACCGCCCTGGCCGAGTGCGCGCGGCGATGAAGAAGCCCCAACTGCTCCGCCAGCACCTGGTCGCGGCCATGCCGTCACTGGCCACCGACCCGGAACGCCTGCTGGTGTTCGTGGACGACGGCGGGCTGGTGGCCAGCTTCACGGCGGGCCTGTCCTTCCAGTACCGCTACACCCTCGAACTGATCCTGCGCGACTTCGCCGGCCCACCGGAATCCGTCATGGTGCCGCTGCTGCAGTGGCTGACGCGGCACCAGCCCGAGCTGCTGGCCAACCCCGACAACCGCGAGAAGCTGGCCTTCGAGGTGGATGTGCTGAGCGACACCGTTGTCGACCTGGCCATTCGGTTGCCGCTCACGGAGCGCGTGCGTGTCGCGCAGGACGATGCCGGCGTGTTCCAGCTGCAGTACCTGCCCGAGCCACCCGCAGAGTGGGAACACCGCCATTCGCTGGCTGGCGGCCCGCTGGTGGCCGATGGCCAGCTGCTGGCAACACTGCCGGCGGTCGACGCGTGAGCGAGGATCTGCAGCGCCTTGAGGCATGGGTGGCACCGCTGCTGCAGCGGCTCAAGCCTGCCGAGCGCAGCCGCCTGGCTCGCAAGGTCGGTACCGCCGTGCGCCGCTCGCAACAGAAACGCATCGCCGGCCAGCAGAACCCTGACGGCACACCGTTTGCCAGGCGCCGCAACACACCCCCGCGCCGGGCCAAAGCGGGCCGCATCAAGCGCGGCGCCATGTTCGGCAAGATCCGGCAGGCCAAGCACCTGCGGGTGCGCGGCAGCGCCAACGAGGCGGCTGTTGGCTTCGCGGGGCGCGTCTCGCGCATTGCTCGCATCCACCAAGAAGGCCGCACCGATAGCGTGAGCAAAGGTGGTCCCCGCGTCACCTACGCGCGCCGCGTGCTGCTCGGCTTCACCAATGCCGACGAACAGCTGATACGCGAGCTGATCCTCGATCACCTGCACACGCTCTAGCGTAAGCGGCGGCGCTACACGCCACATTCCACGGCCTCGCGCGCGCGCGATGGGAATCTGGACCGGACCCATCAGCCGGTGCATCCGTGTCCTCATTTACCGCCATCGAAGTCGATAAGCTGCCGGCGCCGGACATCTTCGAGCAGCGAACGTTCGAGGCCATCTTGGCCGAGCGCCTGACCGAGTTCCGGCGCCTGTGCCCCGACTACACCGCCCTGGTCGAATCCGATCCGGTGATGAAGCTGCTGCAGGCCAGCGCATACCGCGAGCTGGTGCTGCGCGAGCAGTTCAACCAGCGCGCTCGCGGCCTGCTGCTGCCCTACTCGAACGGCGCCGATCTGGACAACCTCGCTGTGCCGTTCGGCGTACAGCGCAAGCTGCTGACCCCAGCCGATCCCAAGACCAATACCCCGGCCGTCTACGAGAACGACACCGCGTTTCGCCGCCGCATCCAGCTGGCGCCGGAAAGCCTGTCGGTGGCCGGTCCCGAGGGCGCCTACATCTTCCACACGCTGTCGGCGCATCCGGACGTGCTCGATGCGAGCGTGGCCAGTCCATCGCCGGGCAAGGTGGTGGTCACGGTGCTGTCGCGGCAGGGCAACGGCACACCGTCGGCGGCGCTGTTGAAGACCGTCGAGGCTGCGCTGCTCAACGACAACGTGCGCCCCCTGACCGACTACGTGACCGTGGCCCCGGCCACCGTGAAGCCCTTCGAGATCCGCGCACGGCTGGTCACCTTCAACGGTCCTGACAGCGCCCTGGTGTTGGCCGAGGCCCGCCGCCGCGTGTCGCTGTTCCTGCAGCAGACACAGCGCCTGGGCCGCGACGTGCCCCTGTCGGCGCTCTACTCCGCCCTGCACGTCGATGGCGTACACCGCGTGCAGCTGCAGATGCCCACGGCGGATATGCCGGTGGATGCGCAGTCGGCGCCGTTCTGCACCAGCGTGGTGATCGAACACGGCGGCACCGATGCCTGATGCCACGTCCCTACTGCCCCCCAACTCGACGCGGCTGGAACGCGCAGTGGAGCGCGCCGATGCTCAGCTGTCGGCAGTGCCCATGGTTCACGACACACTCTGGAACCCGTGGAACTGCCCGGCGGAGTTCCTGCCGTTCCTCGCGTGGAGCGTGTCCGTGGACACCTGGGACAGCAACTGGCCAGAGCGCATCAAGCGCGCCCGCATCGCCAGCTCGTTCCAGATCCAGCGCCACAAGGGCACCGCCAAGAGCATCGCAGACCTGATCGCCAGCTTTGGCGGTCAGATGCAGATCCGCGAGTGGTGGCAGACAACGCCGCAGGGTGAGCCGCACACGTTCAACCTGTTTCTGACCATCAGCGGCGACGGCGGACAGGAGTCGTCAGCCGAGTTCGTCCACCAGATCGTGGACGCGGTGAACCGCACCAAGCCCGTGCGCTCGCACTTCACTTTCACCCAAGGCATTCAGGCCGACAGCCAAGTCGGAACCGTCGCAGGTGCCCAGGCGGCGGTCTACCGCCGCCTGACGATGACCGGAGATTGACCCCCATGCGTATGAAGATCACCAACGCCGGCCGCGCCAAGCTGGTCAACGGCACCAACACCGGCACCAACACGGTGCTGATTTCTCAGATCGGGCTGACCTCCACCGGCTTCACCCCCACTGCGGCGATGACGCAGCTGCCGGGGGAGTTCAAGCGGATGACCAGCTTCGGCGGCGAGTCGGTTGCGGCCGACACGATCCACGTCACGCTGCAGGACAGCGGCACCGACAAATACCCGCTGCGCGGCTTCGGCCTCTACCTGGCCGACGGCACATTGTTTGCCGTGTACGGCCAGGCCGACGCGATCATGGAGAAGGCGAGCATCTCCACGCTGCTGCTTTCGGCCGACGTGGTGTTCGCCGATATCGACACGGCGCAGATCAAGTTCGGCAGCACACAGTTCCTGAACCCGCCGGCCACGGAATCGTTTGCCGGCGTAGTCGAGTTGGCAGACGGTCCCGAGACCATCTCGGGCGCGGACGCCGTGCGCGCAGTCACCGCTCGCGGATTGAAAGCGACGCTCGATAGCCGATTCGGCGCGAACGCACCTACTCCGTTCGTGAAGACGGTGCTGGCGCTGGCCACGGCGGCGGCTATCCGCGGTGCCCTTGAAGTGAGAGGCGCCGCGCTGAAGGACATGGGCCACGGTAAGGGGCTGGACGCCGACACCCTCGACGGCATGCACGCCGCCGACTTCCCGCAGGTGGGGAAGGTGCAGACCTTCGATGTGATTCCCAGCAACTCGAACCAGATTCGATGGATCAAGCTCGGCACCCTGCCGTGGCGCGGCGCCGCTGCAAGCATCCTGATGCTGGAGATCACCAATGGCGCTATCGGCAGTCCACGCTACGTGTGGGAACAGATCGCGGCCTCGACGCGCACCTACGGCGAGACAACCACGGTCCTGACGCAAGCCCTGGTCGATGCCATGGTTCACCAGACGCGCACCGGCCTTGGCGACGCGCTCGACCGCCCATCCCAATTCGGCCTCACCCTGACTACGGACGGCGCCGGCAAGTCCACCGGCGTCGAACTGTGGATGCAGCAGCGCGAGTACAACCAAGGCCATGCGGTTCGTGTCGTGAACGCGACCGGCGCAACCTTCAACGGCGTTGGCACGTATGTCGCCACTGAACCTGCGGGCATCATCTATGCCACTGCGCAGCCGCTGGCCTACGTCAGCGATCTGCGCAAGGTGATCGATGCCACCGAAAACCGTTGGGGCCGACGCCAGACGTTCGCCCTGGGTGCGGCACTGGCAGACGATCAGACCATCGACCTTGGTAGCACCGGGGCGGCGCTGCGCGGTAGCGCGGTCGGCAGCGTGGTTCTGTCTGCCGCCGCCAGTGCCGACGGTGGCTTCGTCTACCTGCGCCCCAATGGCAACACCAGCCCAGCCGGCCAGCTGGTGGTCTACAAGAACGGCGTGGCGGAGATGGCCAGTGCGCGTGTGGGTACTGGCACGGGCGATGGCAGCGTGCTGCTTGAGTTCTATTCCCAGCGTCCGTGGCAGTTCAAGCAGGGAGGCGTTGACGGCCTCACCGGCTTGGAGCTGCACGACAGCACCGGTGGAAAAGAGTTTCGACTGACCACGACCGCCAACGCCAGCAAGATCGTGCTTAACCCCACCGGCAGCTGGATCAGCGCCGCCGAGTTCAGGGGCAAGCTGACGGGCAACGCTGACACCGCCAGCAAACTCGCGGCGCCACGCGCGATCAATGGGACCAACTTCGACGGCGCCAACGGCATCACTACCGCAACGTGGGGCACTGCGCGCACGATCCAGATCGGCGATGCGTCCAAGTCGGTGAATGGTGGCGCGAACGTATCGTTCACGCTGGCCGAGATTGGCGCCGGGTCCGCAGCGGATGTAGCTGCGCGCGTGGCCTATCTCACCCCGACCAACAACGATGACACCTGGGTCGATACGTGGAACGCGCTGCGAATCAACAGGCAGGGCAACCCCTCGCCTACCACCATGCCGGCGCAGTACACCATCGCCTGGTCGCTACCGAGCTATGACAACTCCCGTGGCCTTGCCCTCGCTGCCGACTACGGCGGCGGGAACCGCTTCTGGTTGCGCTCGCGCCGCGATACCGCAGCGGCCGATCAACGCTGGAAGGCTTGGGCGGAGGTGTGGACAGATGCCAATTTCAACCCAGCCACCAAGGCAAGCCTTGCCGGTGCCGATTTCACCGGAGCCGTTACGGCCCCGTCATTCAAGGCAACGTCGAACGGATTCATCGGCGGCGCAAAGTACGCAGTGCTTGCCCCCGATGCCCTGGATGGCGAGGTTCTGCTGCGCCCAAACGGCGGCGGCTCCGTTGTCGGCCAGTTGAGCGTCACCAAGGCTGGCATTCGCTGGGATGGGAAGGGCCTTTGGCATTCGGGCAACTTCGAGCCGACCACCAAGGCCAATCGCATCGCTGGCCAGGTCATCATGTTTGCCGGCAAAAGCGCCCCGGCCGGCACCCTGCTGTGCGACGGCGCCCCCGTGTCCCGAACCACGTATGCGGACCTGTTTGCCGCCATCGGTACGCTTTACGGTTCGGGCGACGGCAAGACGACCTTCAACCTGCCGAACATGCACGAAGGTGCCGTCGTCGCGCACACCACCAAGCCCGAGTCGGTCGGCACCGCGACCGTAGGCGAAGTGATCGGCCACACCCACACCGGTAGCGCCGCGAGCGCCGGCGCGCACACCCACACCGTAAGCGTCGCAGCTGGTGGCGCGCACTCCCATGGCGCGAGCGCCAGCGCGGTTGGCGACCATGCCCATGGTGCTTGGACCGACCAACAGGGTCATCACGCGCACACCGGCGGCACGTCCTGGATAGGCGATCACCAGCATTTGACCGCCTTCGCCGAGTCGGGCATCGCTTACCCGTGGGGCGCCGACTACGGCCAGCACCCCGGCTCACGCGGTAATGCCGATAACGACAATCCTTGGCCGAACACCAGCCCGGCCGGTGGTCATGCGCACAGCTTCACCACGGACGGCGCTGGTGGTCACGGCCACAACATCGGCATGAATGGGGCAGGCGCTCACTCGCACGACATTTCCATCGCCCAAGTCGGCGACCACGCCCATACCGCAACTGCTGCCAGCGGTGGCGCTCACTCGCACACCGTCACCGTGGACAGCACTGGCGGCGAACGCAACTTGGCTGCAGGTCTGCGAATGATCTACTGCATCACGTACTGAGGAACGGAGCATGTCCAACCAACCCCGCTTTGCCCACGCCTTCGACCCCATCACCCGCGCCTACATGGGCGCGGTGCGGCTGCAGCCATCCCCGGACGGCGCCTGGCACCTGCCGGAGCGCACTGTGGACGTGGCACCCAAGCGAAGCGCTGGCGAGTGCCAGGCACTGCGCCTTTCCGACGACGGTAAGCGGTGGGATGTGGTGGCCGACTACCGCAACCGGATGCTGTGGGACACCCGCACCGCGATGCCGGTTCCGAACCGCCTCACGCTGGGGGAGCTGCTGCCCGAAGGGCTCACCCTTGCCGAGCCGTTCCGGCTCGATGGCACCACGCCACAGTGCAACGCGTGGGACGATGGCAAGGCCGCGTGGGTACTGCTCCCCGACTACAGCGGCCGGCCGATCTGGAACAAGGCCGATGGCACCTTTGCGGCCCCGGTGACGCGTGGCCAGCACCTGCCGCCGTCGGTCACGGACCACGCCCCGCCGTCAAACCGCAGCGCGCCGATCACCTACGACGACGCGACAGAAATGTGGGTTGCCACCGCAGTGGCCGAGCCGGAGGATGCTCCACCGGCCAGCTGATCCGGTACTGATCGGATCTCGGCGGCGCGACACGCTCGCCCGCCGTTGTAGCAGCCCTATCTACCGCCCGCGCCACGTGCGCGCGCGAAGGGGCGTCGGGAACATGGGGGCATGGATAGTGCGCTGCCCCAACAGATCAACAACCTGCTCCGCGACGGCGTGGTGACCGAGGTCGATTACGCCCGGCATCTGTGCCGCGTGCAGACAGGCGAGGCGCACACCGACTTCCTTCCGTGGTTCAGCGCTGCCGCTGGCGAGCTGCGCACCTGGGCACCGCCGAGTAGTGGCGAGCAGGTGGCACTGCTGTGCTGCGATGGCGACCTGGCCAACGCCATCGTGCTGCGAGGGTTGTACTGCGCGCAGTACCCAGCACCCTCGGCCAGCGCAAGCCTGACCCTGATCCAGTTCAAGGATGGCGCCGTGGTCAGCTATGACCACGACGCGCACGCACTGTCCGCTGTTCTACCCGCCGGCGGAACCGTCGCCATCACCGCCGACGGCGGAACCACCATCACCGGCCCGGTGACTATCAAGGGCGCCACCCGCATTGAAGGCGCGGTGACGGTCAGCGGCAAGGTCGAAGTGTCCGATGACGTGACTGCCGCCGGCATCAGCCTGACCAAGCACAAGCACCCCGGCGTGCAGCCGGGCGGTGGCACCACCGGGGCGCCGGCATGATCGGCATGGACGGCCGCACTGGCGTTTTCAGCGACGACCTGGCGCACCTGCGCCAGTCCATCGCCGACATTCTGACCACGCCCATCGGCTCGCGCGTGCAGCGCCGCGAGTACGGCTCGCTGCTGCCCGAGCTGATCGACCAGCCCTTCAACGATGAGACCCGCCTGCGCCTGTTCGGCGCCACGGCCACCGCGCTGATGCGTTGGGAGCCGCGCATCAGCCTCACCCGTATCGACCTGGCCCACGGCGACGTGGCCGGCTCGTTCGTCCTCGATCTACAGGGCCAGCTGGCCACACCGAGCGGCGCTTCGCGCAACACCCGCCTTTCCGTACCACTCCGCTTTCACACCCCCTAACCGAAGGAGAAGCCCATGGCCGCCAGTGGCTATCATCACGGCGTTCGCGTCATCGAAATCAACGGCGGCGTCCGGCCGATCCGTACCGTATCCACCGCCGTGATCGGCGTCGTCTGCACGGGCGAAGACGCAGACAAGACCGTCTTCCCGCTGGATCGTCCGGTGCTGATTACCGACGTGCTGAGCGCAGTCGGCAAAGCCGGCATGACCGGCACCCTGCGCGCCACGCTGCAAGGCATCGCCGATCAGGGCAACCCGATTGTGGTCGTGGTGCGCGTGGCCAGTGCCAGCAATGACACCGACACCACCGCAAAGGTCATCGGCGGCGCCAATGGCGGCAGCTACACCGGCCTGCACGCACTGCTGGTTGCACAGGCACAGCTGGGCGTCCGTCCGCGCATCCTGGGCGCGCCGGGGCTGGACACCCAGCCGGTGACCGCCGCCATGGTTCCCATCGCCAAGAAGCTGCGCGCCATGATCTACGCCAGCTGCGCCGCCAGCGCCACGGTGTCGGAAGCCATCGCCTACCGCGAGCAGTTCGCGGCCCGCGAGCTGATGCTGATCTACCCCGACTTCATGGCGTTCAACACCACTTCCTCCTCGACCGGCATGGCCTTCGCCGTCGCCCGTGCACTGGGCGTGCGCGCCATGACCGACCAGCAGCAGGGCTGGCACAAGTCCATCTCGAACGTACCGGTTGCCGGCGTGACCGGCATCAGCCGCGACGTGCATTGGGATCTGCAAGACCCCAACACGGATGCAGGCCTGCTCAACGCCGGCGACGTGACCACCCTCGTCAATTCCAACGGCTACAAGTTCTGGGGCTCGCGCACCTGCAGCGAAGACCCGTTGTTCCAGTTCGAGACGGCAACCCGTACCGCGCAGATCCTCGCCGACACCATCGCCGAGGCGCAGGAAATCTACATCGACAAACCGCTGCACCCGACGCTGGTCCGCGATCTGCTGGAAAGCATCAACGCCAAGTTCCGCGAGCTGGTCTATGCCGGCTATCTGATCGGCGCCAGTGCCTGGTACGACGATGGCGCCAACCCGTCGCAGTCGCTGGCCAGCGGCCAGCTGGTGATCGACTTCGATTACACCCCGGTACCGCCGCTGGAAAGCCTGCAGCTGAACCAGCGCATCACCGACCGCTACTTCGCCGACTTCCCGGCCCGCATCAGCGGCTAAGGCCGCATAAGGAATCCATGCCATGGCTCTGCCCAGCAAGCTCAAAAACCTCAACCTGTTCAACGATGGCCTGAGCTACATCGGCCAGGTCACCGAATTCAAGCTGCCGACCCTGACTCGCAAGATGGAGGAATACCGCGCCGGCGGAATGCTCGGCCCCATCGACATCGACCTGGGCCAGGAAAAGATCGAAGCCGAATGGAAATGCGGCGGCCTGATGCTCGATGTGCTGCGCCAGTACGGCGCCGTCTCGCACAACGCAGTGCAGCTGCGCTTTGCCGGCGGCTACCAGCGCGAAGACAGCGGCGAGGTGGATTCGGTCGAAATCGTCATCCGCGGCCGCCACACCGAGATCGACGCCGGCACCGGCAAGGTCGGCGATGACACCGAGTTCAGCGTCAAGACCACCGCCAGCTACTACAAGCTGACCGTCAACGGCCGCACCGAGATCGAAATCGACTTGGTCGGCATGGTCTTCATGGTCAACGGCGTTGACCGTCAGTCCGCCCTGCGTCGCGCCATCGGCGCCTGATCCCTTCCCCCCCTTGCCCAGCCGTTCCCATGGCTGGGCCAACCCTGTGAGAGACACACCATGAACACCGAACCCACCACCACCGTCGCCGACGAAACCACCGGCACCAACGTGATCGTGCTCGAAACCCCGATCCAGCGCGGCGAGCAGGTGATCCGCTCAGTTCGCCTGCGCAAGCCGACCGCCGGTGACCTTCGCGGCATCAAGCTGTTCGACCTGGCACAGATGGATGTGACCGCGCTGACCACGGTCCTGCCGCGCATCAGCCAGCCGATCCTGACCACCGCCGACGCCGGCAAGCTGGAACCGGCCGATCTGATCGAGTTTGCGCGCGTCATCGGCGATTTTTTCGTGCCGAAAGCAGAGAGGGAATCCCTGTCTGCGTAGAGGATCTGATGGCCGATGTCGCGGTGATTTTCTCCTTTACCCTCACCGAGCTTTCGGCCCTCTCCCTGTCTGAATTGATCCAGTGGCGTCAGCGCGCCTATGAACGAAGTGGAGCCCAGCAGTGATACAGTCCGCCCATGGACACCCTTATCGCCATCGTCTTTGCGCTGTTTCTGCTGACCACGGTCGGTGGGCTGTTGCTGTGGGCGTTCAGCGCTGCGTGTCGCCTCCTGGCCGCGCTGGTAGCCGATCCTACGGACACCACGACGCCGTAAGACCCGCATCGGTTGTCGTCGCATGAGCGGCGGCAACCTTCGCCTGCAGGTGGTGCTGGAAGCACTCGACCGTGCCAGCGCCCCGTTCAAGAAGGTCATGGCCGGCAGCAAGGGCCTGTCCACTGCCCTGCAGGAACAACAGGCCAACCTACGGCGCCTCAATGCCGCCCAGCGTGACGTTGCGGCCTACCGTCAGCAGCAGCAGGCTGTGCGTGCCACCGAACAGAGCCACCTGGCCGCGCAGCTGCGCGTTGCCGCTCTCGCCCGTCAGATCAAAGAGGCCGGCACCCCTACCCGCAAGCTGAGTCGTGAGTTCAACCAGGCGCGCGCCGCCGCCGCCCAACTCAAGGGCCAGCATCAGCAGCAGTCGGTGGAGCTGCAGCGCCTGCGTAGCGGTCTGGACCGCGCCGGCATCAGCACGCGGCAGCTCGGCACCCATGAGCGCAAGCTGCGAGGCGAGATTGCCGCCGTCTCGACGCAGATGGATGCCCAGCGCACGCGCTTGGCTGCGCTCGATGCGGCGCAGGCCCGTAGCCGCAAGATCCACAGCGCCGGCATGAACGCGGCTGCCCACGGCACCGGCGTAGCGCTGGCCGCGTTCGGCGCCCTGCGCGCGCAGACGCTGCCCATTGCGCAGGCCATGAGCTTCGAGTCGGCCATGGCCGATGTGAAAAAGGTGGTGGACTTCGACACGCCGGACGGCTTCGAGAAGATGGGCCGCGACATTGAGGAACTGTCGCGCCGCTTGCCGATGGTGCCCACCGATATCGCCAAGATCGTCGCAGCCGCTGGTCAGGCGGGTATCGCCAGCAACGAGCTGACGCGCTTCGCCGAGGATGCGGCGAAGATGGGCGTGGCCTTCGACACAACGGCCGAAGACGCCGGCCAGACGATGGCCACATGGCGTACCGCGTTCCGTATGGGTCAGGACGACGTTGTCGTGCTGGCCGACAAGATCAACTACCTGGGCAACACCGGCCCGGCCAGCGTCCAGAAGATCAGCGAGGTGGTGAACCGCATCGGTGCGCTGGGCGAGGTGGCCGGCCTCGGCAGCGGCCCGCTGGCTGCGCTGGGCGCTACCGTCGCCGGCATGGGTATCGAGTCCGAAGTGTCTGCCACCGGCATCAAGAACATGCTGCTCACGCTGTCGTCGGGCGACGCGGCGACCTCGCGCCAGATCGCATCGTTCGAGAAGCTGGGGCTGAAGGCCGGCGATATGGCCAAGGCGATGCAGGACGACGCCGGCGGCGCGATCCTGCAGGTACTGGAAAAGCTCAAGCAGCTGCCCAAGGCCGAGCAGGCGGCGACGATGACGCAGCTGTTCGGCCGCGAATCCATTGGCGCGATCGCGCCGCTGCTGACCAACCTCGATCTGCTGAAAGAGAACTTCGGCAAGGTCACCGACGCGCAGAAGTACGGCGGGTCGATGAACGCCGAATACGCCGCGCGCGTGGGCACGGCAGAGAACGGCTTGGTGCTGCTCAAGAACAGCGCCACCGTGCTTTCCCAGCGCCTCGGCAAGACGCTGTTGCCGACGGTAAAGGAACTGGCAGCGCGTGTGGCCAAGGTCGCCGACCGGATGGCCGAATGGGTGACGAAGAACCCGCAGCTGGTGGCCACCATCGCTAAGCTGGCCATCGGCGGTACCGCCCTGGCCGCTGCGCTCGGTGGTCTGCTGGTTGCCGGCGGCGTCGGCGCCATGGCGCTGACCCAGATCCACAAAGCCGTGATGCTGCTCAGCGGCGGCGGTGGCATTGGCAAGCTGGTCGGCCAGGTACTGTCGCTGGGTGGCCGGGCATTCCCAATGCTGTTCAACGTTGGCCGCATGCTGCTGCCGCTGCTGGGTGGCATCAGCCTGCCGGTGCTGGCCATCGGCGCTGCGGTCGCAGTGGTCGCCGCGCTGGTCTGGAAATACTGGGAGCCGATCAAGGCGTTCATGATCGGCGTCTGGCAAGGCGTGCTCGATGTGGTCAACCCGATCATGGCCGAGCTGATGACCGCGCTTGAACCGCTCGGCCCGGTGTGGGACACGATTTCCGGCGCCATGAGCCAGGCATGGGATTGGGCAAAGAAGCTGTTCACGCCGTTTGAAGCCACCAGCGAGCAGCTGCAGGGCGCAACTGACGCCGGCCGAGGCTTCGGCCAGATCCTGGGCACCGTGCTGACCGTAAACCTGCGCATGGCGGTGAAGGCCATCGGCTGGCTGGTCGATGCATTCACCACAATTCTGCCGGTAATCCAGAACGCCGTCGGCGGTGCATGGACCTACCTGCAGGGCGCGTGGGATCTGATCGTGGGCCTGTTCACCCTCGACGGCGGCAAGATCCGCGCTGGCCTGACTGCCATGTGGGAGGGCGCCAATCAGATCCTGCTGGGCTGGCCCGCGAAGATGATGCAGGCCGGTGTCGATATGATTACCGGCCTCATCAACGGCGTGAAGTCGATGGGTGGCGCGGCGTTCGATGCCATCGCCGGTATCGCCGAGGGGGTGACGGTCAAGTTCAAGAGCATGCTCGGCATCCATAGCCCGTCGCGTGTCTTCGCGCAGTTTGGCGACTTCACCATGCAGGGCCTGGCTGGCGGTTTGGACCGCAGTCAGGGCGAGCCGCTGCAGCAGGTGACCAGCGTTGGCGACCGCATTACGCAGGCCGGCGCCGGCATGGGCGAGCGCATGCAGCAAGCGGGCATTGGCGGCACCGATGCGTCAGCCAGCCGCCTTGATGAACTGCGGCAACGACGCATCGACCGGAATGGTGGTGATGCTGACACCGCCCGTGCCACCGCCAGCCGTGACCGCCTGCGTGCTGCAGCAGTTGGGGGCGAGCGCGTGACGCAGATCGGCGCTGGCATGACTCAGCGCATGCAGGCCAACGATAGCGACACCGCACCCTCCCGGCTTGATGCGCTGCGCGAGCGACGCATTGCGCGCGGTGGCGACACCGCCGCCGCCGCGCGTGCCACCAGCAGCAGGGACAAACTGCGTCAGGCATCGGCCGGGCTGGCGCTGGGGGCCGCTGCGTTGCCCGTCATGGCCGCAGCTGCCCCGGTGGTCGCTCCGGCGGCTGCGCAGGCCGCAGCGGGCGGCACAGGCGCTTCCAGCTACACCATCGAGATCAACGCACCAGCTGGATCTGATGAGCAGAAGATCGCGGACTTGGTGCGGCAGACCATTGAACAGATTGAGCGCGACAAGGCCACCCGACGCGGTGCCCGGCTCAGCGACTGAGGACCACCACCATGCAGATGACCTGGGGCACATTCGTGTTTTCCCTCTCCACCGCCGCCTACGGCGAACTACAGCGCCAGATGACCTGGCGCCACGCCAGCAGCGAGCGCGTTGGCGCCCGCGCGGCCCGGCAGTACGTCGGGCCAGGCGATGACACCATCAGCCTGCAGGGCACCATTGCCGGCGAGCTTGTGGCCGACCTGCAGGTGCTGGACAAACTGCGCGAGCTGGGCGACCAGGGCAAACCGCAGGCGCTGGTGGAGGGCACGGGGCGCGTCTACGGCGCGTACCTGCTGACCAGCCTCAGCGAGACACGGCGCGAGCTGTTCAACGATGGCACGCCGCGCCTGATCGACTTCCAGATGCAGCTGGAGCGGGACGACGACGGCGCAAGCGAGGCCATCGCATGAGGGCGACGCCATATCCGATTCCCGCATGGCGGGTAGTGCTCGATGGCAAGGATCTGACAGACCGGCTGGCGCCGCGCCTGCTGGATCTCTCCCTGACCGAGAGCCGTGGGGATGAAGCCGACCAGGTGGATCTGCGCGTGCATGACCACGACGGCATGCTTGCGCTGCCGCGCCGTGGCGTCACCCTGCAGGTGGCCATTGGCTATGAAGGTAGCGGCCTGTTCGACAAGGGCACCTTCAAGGTGGACGACGTAGAACACAGCGGCTCGCCGGACATCATCACGATTCGTGCGCGCTCGGCTGACCTGACCGGGGCTGTGCGTCGCCGCCGCGAACGCAGCTGGCACGACACCACCCTGGGCGACATTCTCGGCACCATCGCAGGCGAGCATTCGCTGCGTTCGTCCATCGCCGCGGATCTGGCCAGCGTGCAGATTTCACACCTCGATCAAGCCAACGAGAGCGATATCAACCTGCTGACGCGGCTTGGCAAGCGATTCGACGCCATGGCCACGGTGAAGGCCGGCACGCTGATATTCGCGCCCATCGGCGCTGGCACCACGGCCAGTGGCCAGCCGCTGCCGGGCGTGCAAATCACTCGCGCCTCTGGCGACCAGCACCGCTACAGTGTGGCCGACCGCGAGAAGTTCACCGGCGTGCGCGCGTACTGGGGCGACCGCAAGGCAGCACGTCGCACGGGCGTGCTGGTCGGCACGTCCGAGAACGAGAAGAAGCTGCAGGCCACCTACGCCACGGCAGAGGAAGCGCGGCAGCACGCTGATGCCGAGTTCAGACGGCTGGACCGTGGCACCGCGCAGCTGAGCTATCGGCTGGCCTTGGGCCGTGCCGATATTTACCCGGAGCAGGCCGTTACTGTCAGCGGGTTCAAGCCGGAGATCGATGGCACCGACTGGCTGGTGGCCAAGGCCACCCATACCATCGACGGCAGTGGGGGGTTCATCACTGCCTTGGAGCTGGAGCGTGGCGGCGAAAGCTCGCCCTCAGCCGATGCTCAATAACGGCAGCATGTGACGGTCCACGTGCGGCGGCCGGAAACGGGTACCGCGACGTCATGGTTCAAGTCGGCACTAGACCGTGCCGATCCTTATCCCGGTCAGGCGGTGAATGTCGCGGGCATCAAGCCCCCAATCGGCGGCTCGGCCTAACTGTTGGCGAAGACGATGCACGCCATTGATGGTGGACCCGGCTTTGCCACGTCCCTTGAACTTGAACGTTGGGCAACGGCGTAGGCGCCTGTCGCGTTTACCTCTACAGGCGCCCTTGCCACGGTCGATATTTTGGCCAACAGCGAGTATCAGCTGTCCAATGTTCAGCTCTAGCGTTTCCGACCGCCCTTGTTGCGCGAACCGATCTGGAAGCTGACATCGCCCTGGGTCACCGTGCCCGCATTGACCTGGCCGGAATTGTTGCCGCCCACCATCGGCGCCGCGCCAGCTTCGGCGTGCTTCGCAGCGGCCTCCTTCGGTGCCGTCAGCATCAGCCGCACCGCAAAGCGCATTTCAGGCGACGCCGACCGGTAGCGGGCCAGCATCTCGCCGTCCTCGTCGTCCAGTTCTGTCGGGAAGCCGGTCAACACATACCCGATATCCACACCGAGCGCGGCCAGGTCATGCAGATAGGCGGCGGTGGGCGAGTTCACGCCCGTCTCGTAACGCATCTGCGTGTTTTTGTTCTTGCCGGCGCGCGAGCCCATTTCCTCTTGGCTCAGGTCCAGGCGCTCGCGCTCCGCGCGCAGCCGTGCACCTACGCCGAGCTTGGGATCTTCAGTAAGTGACATTTTTCGAACTCTCCATGTTGACTGGTGCGCTTTTTCGCACTATCGTTGCCCCAAGTACACAATAATCACACTTTGGTGCCCGATATGTCCAAACCTGTCCTAAAAACCGCACCACAGGTGCGAGAGGAACTTGACCGGAAGGGCATCTCTATCGCCGAGTTCGCCCGCACCCACAACCTCGACCAGCGCGCCACGTGGCTGGTGCTGTCCGGTCGCAACAAGGGTCGCCGCGGCGAAGCGCACAAGGCCGCTGTAGTGCTGGGCATCAAGGCCGGCACCATCGATCCCGCGTCGAACTGAGGGCCGGTCATGTCGTCGCACGGTGCACGCAAGAAGGTGGTCTTTCGCTGCGATTTCTGCCACTCCCCCCTGGTCAAGCGCACTAGCCACCTGAGCCATGACCATCTGCGCCATGACTCGTTCAATTGCACGAATCCGGTCTGTTCTGCTGCCTTCACAGGGCACACGGAGTTGACCGGCGTAGCCAGTCCCAGCGGCCTGCCCCACGCACTGCCTACGGACCTTCCCCCTAGCCCCGCATACGCACGCGAGATCGCGCAGCGCGCACACCGCCTGCAGCTGTGCGGCAGCCAGCCCGATCTGCTGGACGCACTGCCACTCCCGGCCGACCACTAAGGAAACCAACCATGGCTGTTCTTGAACTGGCGATGCTCTCGCCAATGGCGAAGCTTTGCCTGCAATCCACCATCCGCTACGGCGGCTTGGTGGTTGGCGCTCGCGGCTATACCGGCCTGCAGGCCGAGGCCGGCGACGCCTTCACCGCCAAGCCAGTGTGGCAGTTGATGGCCCTGGGCCTGGTGCGTTGCGCCCCCCGCAATGACCGCCTGCTGGAAGCGACTGATCGCGGTATCGAGTTGAACGACTGCGGCGTGGTCGAGATCAAGAACCCGCCCGAGGGGCTGGGCCTGATCGACGCCGAGACCGACCAAGGCGAGGCCACCCCATGAGCCAGCGCGACGCATGGTCGACCGCACAGGTGCCCTTCCTCGTCCCCGGCCCTGCCGGATACGTGCCTACCGATCCTGCCAAGAAGGCAGAAGACGCCGCCACGTTGGCCGCGCGGGTAGCCGCGTTCCGCAAGGCAGGCGGCAAGGTCGAAGTCATCACCGAACCCACCTACCGCCCGCAGAAAAGCAGCAAGCGCCGCAGCGCGAAGGCCTGAACCGATCATGCAAGAAGACATCCGCCAGCAAGTTCTGCAGCGCATCGAGCGGGACTACGGCCTCAAGCACCGTCCCAGCACGGAATACATGCGCGGCGGCAAGTGCCCTGCCTGTGGTCAGAGGGAGCTTTACACCAGCTTCCAGAATCCGTGGGTGCTGCGTTGTGGCCGCCAGGCAAAGTGCGGGCATGAGGTCAGCGTCAAGGATGTCTACGACGATCTGTTCGATGACTGGTCAAAGCGCCACGAACGCACGGAGACGGCGCCGCACGCTGCGGCGGACGCCTACCTGCGGTACTCGCGCGGCTTCGATCTGACCGCGCTCCGTGGCCTCTACACGCAGGAGAGCTACTTCGACCGCAAGTCCAGGGAAGGCACCGCGACGGTACGGTTCCCGCTGACCAAGGGCGGCTATTGGGAGCGCCTGATCGACCGCGCTCACCGCTTCGGTAAGCAGAAAGCGCGCTTCATGCCGGGCCAGAGCTATGCGGGCGCCTGGTGGATCGCCCCCGCTGCGGCCGACATGCTGCCGACCGCGCGTGAGGTCTGGATCACCGAGGGCATCTTCGACGCTATCTCGCTCCTGCAGCATGGCATTGCGGCTGCATCCGGTATGTCCAGCAACGGCTATCCCGAGGAATCGCTGCGCGCCCTGCGCGACCAGCGCGGCGGCAAGCTGCCGGTGCTGGTATGGGCCTACGACAACGAGCCAACCGCACGTGATTACGTGCGCAAGCATGCCCGCCGGGCCGAGTCGCTGGGCTTCAAGAGCCGTGCAGCACTGATCCCGCAGAAGCCAGGGAAAAAGACCGACTGGAACGACCTGCATCTGCGCGCGTCGACCACCAACGACGCCGACGCACGCCAGGCTCAGTGGGACGCCGACATCGCGGAGGCGCGCTATCACGGCGACGTGCTGCTGGCGAAGTCCGCCATCGAGAAGGGCCTGCTGATGTATGCCCACACGCAGCGCCGCGAGTTCCACCTTGAACACCGCTCGCGCCTGTTCTGGTTCAGCTTCGATAGCGTGAAGTTCGACAAGCTGTGCCAAGAGCGCGCCAAACGCAAGGAAGACCCGGACGAGGAACTCGACGCCGACGAGGCCGAGAAGATCCGCCGCGCCTGCTGCAGCGTGGAAGAAATCGCCAACTGCTATCCAGAGGCGCTCTACTTCCAGAGCCATGAGGTTACCGACGAAAGCTGGTACTTCTTCCGCGTCAGCTTCCCGCACGATGCGCCGCCCGTAAAGGGCACCTTTACCGGTGCGCAGGTCGCAAGCGCCAGCGAGTTCAAGAAGCGCCTCATCAGCATGGCGCAGGGTGCGGTGTTCACCGGCACCGGCCACCAGCTGGATTGCATCATCCGCGACGTGCTGTATGACATCACCAAGGTCCAGACCATCGACTTCGTGGGCTACAGCGAGGATCACAAGTCCTACATCCTGGGCGACGTGGCGGTGCGCGACGGCGAACTGAGCCTCGCCAATGCCGAGGACTACTTCGAGTTCAAGAACCTGCGTGTCAAATCCACGCAGAAGTCGATCCGACTGGACATTCAGCGCGACCCCGAAAAGCAGCGCAATGACTGGCTGGCGTGGCTGTGGATGTGCTTCGGCACCCACGGCATGATCGCGCTCACGTTCTGGTTCGGCTCGCTGTACGCCAACCAGATCCGCAGCGCGCACAAGTCGTTCCCCTTCTTGGAAGCGACGGGCGAGGCCGGCGCCGGCAAGACCACGCTGCTGACCTTCCTGTGGAAGCTACTCGGCCGCAGTGATTACGAAGGCTTCGACCCGGCGAAGTCATCCAAGGCCGGCCGCGCCCGCGCCATGGGCCAGATTTCCGGTATGCCGGTGGTACTGCTGGAAGCCGACCGCAGCGATGCCGATCGCTCGCACGCCAAGTCGTTTGAATGGGATGAACTGAAGGACTACTACGGCGGCGGCACCCTCGCCACGCGCGGCGTGCGCAATGGCGGCAACGACACCTACGAGCCCCCTTTCCGGGGCACCATCGTCATCAGCCAGAACGCCGCCGTGGACGCCAGCGAGGCGATCCTGACGCGTATCGTCAAGCTGCACTTCCGCAAGCCGCAGGTCACCACTGAAAGCCGCATCGCGGCCGACAACCTCAACGCCCTGCAGGTGGAGGAACTGAGCCACTTCCTGATCCGCGCCGTCCGCGCCGAAAGCCAGGTCATGGAGAAGTTCGGCGAGCGCGTGCGCTTCTACGAGGGCAAGCTGCGCGAGCGCGGCGAGCTGCGCATGGAGCGCGTCATCAAGAACCATGCGCAGATGCTGGCGCTGTTCGACGCCCTGCGCCTGGTCATGGAGATCCCCGAGGAAATGGTGGTCGCCACGCGCGAAGCGCTGGTTGCGGCCGCACTGGAGCGCCAGAGCGCGGTCAGCGCCGATAACGCCCTGGTCACTGAGTTCTGGGAGGTCTACGAGTATCTGGAAACCACCAACGGCGGCCTGCCGGCGGTGAACCACTCGCGCGATGCATCGCGGATCGCCATCAACCTCAACGAGTTCGCCGCCAAGGCAGCGCACCATTCGCAGCAGCTGGCAGACCTCAAGGTGCTGCGCACGCTGCTGCGTGACTCGCGCCGGCACAAGTGCCTGGACACGAACGTAGCCGTGAACAGCGCTATCCGTCAGGGCACCATGGGCGCCGCCGCCACGGTCAAATGCTGGGTGTTCAAGGTATGAACACCCTAGCCGTTCGCCAATCCCCAACGCCTGCGCGCCAGGCCCATCGGTCAGGCAGCGCTCGCGTGCAGCTGCACGCCGAGGGCACGCGTCACCTTGAGGATGGTGGCAAAGTCCGGGCTGCGCTCGCCGGACAGGGCGCGGTACAGGCTTTCGCGCGACACACCCGCGTCGCGGGCAACCTTGCTCATGCCCTGGGCGCGGGCAATATCGCCGAGCGCCTTGGCGATGAATGCAGAGTCGCCATCGCTTTCGGCAATGCACGCGTCCAGATACGCGGCCATTTCCTTGGGGGTACGGAGGTGTTCGGCGACGTCGAACGCTTCCAGCTGAATCTTCTTCTTGGCTGCCATGACTGTGTTACTCCGTTTGCTTCGTTGTTCCGTGACTTTGTTGTTGCATTGCTTCGTGTTGCTCTTGCCCGCCCCTCAGAGGGAGCGGGCCAACTTCTTCGCTTTCTCGATATCTCGCTGCTGGGAGCCCTTGTCACCGCCGACCAGCAGGATCACCAGTTCGTTTCCGCGCTGCGTGTAGTACACCCGGTAACCCGGACCCACATCGATCCGCAATTCCGATACGCCGCCGGTCAGGTTCCGGTGGTCGCCGGGATTGCCCTCACCCAAGCGGCGGATACGGGCCAGAATTCGGGCGCGTCCGACCACGTCTTTAAGGGCGTCGAGCCATGCTTTGAATTCGGGGTGGGTCGTCGTTTCCATGGAAACTACTGTAGCCCAACGGCTACACATGGTCAAGAACTTTGTAGCCCTACGGCTACGGGCCAATCGGCGCCAAATGCGCGCCTTGAATCATTCACCCAATGCTTGACACCTGCAAAAAACGAGGGCAAAGTCCGCTGCAAGGAGACTCAAAACTCCGAGATCACAGCGGAAACCGCGCCCGTCAGCATTGCGGTTTTTTTGCGCCTGAAATTCAAGCGCACCGACGTCTTCTGCGTCGGGAGGGCGGCAGCTATACAACACCCGCAAGGGGAAATCTGCCCGCCGGTCTGTGATCCGGTTTTGAGCCTCCCGACACCCTCGGAGCGACGACTCAAAACGTCTCCCCGAGGTTCCAACTCGATCACAGGAGACGTCTCCGATGTCGCACGACACCCAAGTTGCGCCTGCTCATGCTGCGCGCCAGCTCGCACACTTTTTCGGCCAGATCGCCGACACCACCGAATGGAACCACGCCTGCTGGCAGGGTCTCTTTGCGCGCCTGCTCGGCGCGGGGAAGACGCCGGCAGAGTTGACGCTGGGCGAGATCCAGAACGCCGTCGACCAAGTAAAGGCCCGGTGGGCAGATTGCCAGGACGCCGGCCCGAGGGCGCTGTCATGAGCGCACACACCCGCAACGGCACCCGCACGGCGGCGGACGTGGTGAACAGCATCCACTTCGTGGTGCACGAAAACGACATCGACCGTCTCTGGCAGGCCCAGCAAGCCGTTGACCTGCTCGCGCTGCTCGATACCGATCAGCCCTCCCCCATCACTCTCGACCACATCGCCGCAGTCGCGGCGTACGTGGCGGAGGATCTGCGCCACGTGCTGGGCAATGCCCACCGGGCCGACCAGCTGCCAGCCGTAGACCTGGCGGACACCCTGTAAGAACGGGTCCGGCCGGTGGCGCGCCAACGCCACCGCTGGGCCTTCCCTCCACGACGCTCGGAGAAGAGCCATGTACCAGCAAACTGAGTCATCCCCAGCCGCCGCATGTTCGCAGAGGGCCGACACCGGACCCGCCGCGCAGGCTACCACGCAGCCGGAATTCACCACGGCAGCCGACAACAAGGCGGTGCTGCAGTTCACCATCAGCCCCGATGAGATCATCGTGACCGCGATTCTCGCCATGGGGTCGACGCGGTGCATCGAGCAGCGCTGGAAGCGCCGGACCCGCAGCAGTTTTCTGCTGGCTGCAGGGCCGGTACTTTGGGAAATGGAGAAGGATTCCATCGGCCACGACCTGGCCGACTTCCTCGACCGTGCCGGCGTGCCCCTGGCCATCGCCAACATGCTGCCTCGGCCAGCCAGTACCGCCGCGTCCGCGGCGATCGCTGCCGCAGCGCAGGAGGTGGCCAATGTTTGAGAGCAAGCCATGCCGATGCGCACGGTGCGAGACGACACCCGCCAACGCCCGCCATTGGGTCAAGCACCTGACGGAGCAGGCCGAGTACGCAGCAGAACTACCACCCTACGAGCGCGTGGTGGGCCTGCATCAAGCCCAGCAGGCACTGGCGGCCGTGCTGACCGCGCGCACCTCGCCTGCACCCCAGCCGCTTTCTGGCCGGGAGGTTCTGACGGCTGCGGTGATCGCTGCGGTGAAGCGTCATCGCTCCCTGGTGCACTCGCCTCACAGTGTCTATGCAGCGGAACTGGCCGCTGCGAGCCAACAGGTCGACGCCGCTTTGGCGGCACTGACTGCCCACGACTTCGATGCCGGCGAGGTGGTCACCGTATGAAGTACCTCACGACCCAACGGCAGATCGCGGCGCCGTGGCCGATGCCCAGCTGCAGGGCTGGGCATACGGCACGACTGATGGAAGACCGCCGCAGAGCCGATGCCGGCGGCGGCCATTTCATCGAATGCCAATGCGGCCGCACCCACAAGCACCCCAGCGCACATCTGGCCCTGCAGGAGTGGACCCGCCTGTACGGGCGCGCGACACCGGTAGCGTCCCCAGCCAACAACGTGGTCCAGCTGGGGCTGGGCCTGGGCGACAGAAGCACCGGGTAATGGACGACGCCATGGAGCAGCACCGGCGGGCCTGCGAGGCCCGCCACTGGATCAGGCAGGGCTACAACAGCGGCAGATGGGTGGACGAACTGATTACCCGGATTGCGGGTAAACGTGGCGCCGCTGCCGCTGAAGCCCTACGGGAAGAAATGCGCCGGCAGTGGTTACGCAGGCGCGAGTGGATGGAGGCGTCCGAGCTTTGAGCAGCCGCATTGTGCAATTCAACGCCCTGCAGGAACTATGCGCCCCGCACGGCCCACCGCCCCGCGCGGCGACGGTCCGACGCTGGGCAGAACGGCAGGGCATCCGGTACAAGTACGACCGCCACGGCGGGATCTGGACCACCCTCGACGCGCTGAACGCCGCGCTGGGGCTGGTCGAACCGCTCCAGCACGAAGTACGGGAAGAGGACAACATCTGATGACACGCGGCAGAAAAAGGAAGTTCAACCCGGCGATACCTGGGCACATCGAGCAGGACGCATTGCCGAAGGGGATCTACTGGCACGACGACCGCTGGTTCGTCTACGAAGATCACGCGGAGGGCGGCCGGCGCGTAAAGCGCACGGTCGCCCACGCGAGCGCCCGCCTGTCCGACCTGCATGCCATCGTGGAAGAGATGCGCACAGGCGTGGGACGCGGCACGCTGCGCTTTCTCTTTGACCGCTACCACGAATCCAGCGATTTCAAACGACTCGCCGCCGGCACCCGCAAGAACTACGAGGGCTACGCCGAGGTGCTGGCCACCTACGTCCGCAAGGATGGAACGCCGCTGGGGTCTATCCAGGTCGACCGCATCACAACGCCAGTCGTGCAGCGGCTGGTGGAGACGTTTGCTGCAGGCCGCCCAGCGAATCGCACCCAACCCGCCCTACCTGCGTACCCCAGCAAGGCCAATCATTTGCACCGCTACCTGCGGCTCACGCTTTCGTGGGGCGTACGCATGGGCTACTGCAAGACCAACCCAGCCAAGGGCGTGCGCCAGGCGAAAGAACGCGGCGACGCACGCATGCCGTCGCAGGAAGCGTTTCGCGCAGTGCTGGCTTTCGCGCGCGAACGCGGGGCGCTCCCGTCCAACGCCAAGGGCAGCTTCCCCGACTACCTGGCGCCGGTGATGATCCTGGCCTACAGCGTCCGCCTGCGCGGCATAGAGGTCTGCACGCTGACCGACGCGCACCGCCAGGCCGAGGGGGTGCATAGCAATCGCCGCAAAGGGTCGCGTGACAACGTGACGGAGTGGGACGCAGCGATGATCGAAGCATGGGAGCAGCTGCTGGCGCGCCGCCACCGCATCTGGAACCGGAAGGGCCGAGTCCGCCCTGTTCCCCTGCGCGCCAGCGACAGGTTCTTGCTGGTGGAGCGAGGCGGCGAGCCGATCACCAAGTCCGCCCTCGACAGTGCCTGGCAGCGCTTCATTACCGAAGCGGTCCGCGTCGGGGTTATCTCCAAGGCCGAGCGCTTCGCGCTGCACGGATTGAAACACCGGGGCATCACCGATGGCGACAACAAGGCTGCCGGCGGGCACGTTACCGAAACGATGCGGCAGCGCTACGACCATGAACTGCCGGTAGTTCAGCCGCCCGGCAGGAGGAACGCACTTGAGCGTGGAACCACTTAA